TACGGATGCCGAGGGAGAGGATAACTACGGCTGGCGCGCTCATAAAAAACACGTAAAGGCGGGGCTGATGATCAATAAGCCGGTCATGCTTCGGTTCCCTGACGGTCGAGTAGTCAAATCAAATCAGGTTCTAATTACTCCGAAGGGCCTAACATTTTTTGCGAAGCAGTTTTCCGAGAGGGGCACACTCCAATGACCTCCCTCTATGCTCTCCCCACATCCTCTGTCCCTATCGTAGCTCTGGAACCCGTTCATGTCCCAACTCCTGCTGATGTCCTTGCCGCTTTTACTGCTGCTGGCGTTCGTGTTTATGTCCTGCGGGAGCAAATCTGGTTTGGCCTCGAAAGCAATCACGATTTGGATCAAGCCTATGTGGCGTTCGACCTGCTCTACCAATTGCCGGGGCAGACAGAGACGCTGAAACGGTATCTAGACCGCTAATCCCAAAGCCCCGCTTAGGCGGGGTTTTTCATTGGAATTCCCATGAATATTCCTGCAATTGGCAACGTCGTCAACAGCTTGGCGAGCGGCAATATCGTCGGCGCGCTCGATGCGGCGCTTGGCCTGCTCATTACGCCGCAGCGTTCAATCGGGACGATCTATCCCGGCGTGACGTTGAGCGAGGTCCACCGCGACGATATGGTTGTGACCGATCATCCGGTGGAGAAGGGAGCGCCGATCTCGGACCATGCTTTTAAGAGACCGGTTTCGGTGGAGCTGCGCTATGCGTGGTCGAACAGCACTGCGGGCTATGAGGGCTACGTGCAGGAGGTCTATGAAGCCCTGCAACAGCTTCAAAACAGCCGCGTCCCGTTCGATATTTCCACGGGAAAGCGGCTTTATCCCAACATGCTCATGACTTCGCTCATGGTCATAACCGATGTGCCGAACGAGTATGGCCTGATGGTTCAATGCGAATGCCGTGAAGTCATCATTGCCGAGACGAAGACCGTGCAGGGCGCAGCGCAAAAGGACCAGGCCAACCCGGCGGCAACGGCGGGAACGCAGAATACGGGGACGGTACAGGCGCAGCCGGTTAATGTCGGCACCATCGGCAGCCACCAATGGTCGCCCTCAATGGATATTGGATTGTCAAGCGGTGGGGCTGCGTATGTTCCAGTTGGTGGCGGGCCTTACACGGGAGGCGGTTTCTGATGGCTGTCTATAAAATTCCTTTCGTAGTCGGTGCGCCGCAAACCCTGAACATCGTTCTCGGCGTTACGGAATACCGGCTCCGGCTGCTTTACCGTGACGCCATTGAAGGCGGATGGACGCTCGATATCATCGACAGCGTGTCGAATACGGAACTCGTTTGCGGCATCCCGCTCGTGACCGGCACGGACTTGCTCAGGCAATACCGATATCTTGGCATCGCCGGTAGCCTTGTCGCCTTCACCGATGGCGATCCAGCCGAGCCGCCGCCGACCTTCGACAATCTCGGAGGGGCCAGCAACCTCTATTTCGTGGTGCAGTGATGGCGCAGCAATGGATTCGTAAATGCTCCCTGATCGTCGGAGACGGGGAAAAAGGGCTTGAACTTGCCGATTTTCGGGTGACGTTTCAGGTGGTCCACTGGACCACGCAAACGCCGGGGAGGGCTATAATCCGAGTCTACAATCTAAAATCGGAAACTGAAAAGCAGATACAGAAAGAGTTCACCAAGATCACGTTGAAGGCCGGGTATGAATCGGAAGGTGCGCCGTATGGCGTGATCTTCGCCGGCAACACCATTGAGGCCCCGCGCGGACGCGAAAACCCGGTCGATACCTACATTGATATTCTCGCAGCTGATGGTGATCAGGCGTACAACTACGCGGTTGTATCGAAAACACTCGCGCCCGGATCGACCTTCAAGGACCAGCTGCAAGAAATCGAAAAGGCGATGAAGCCCTACGGCGTCACGCTCGGCTACATCCCTGATCTTGGTGAGGCGAAGATGCCACGCGCCCGCGTGTTCCACGGCATGGCTCGTGATTATCTGCGCACCATCGCCCGATCCACAAACTGCACATGGCATATCGACCAAGGCAAGATCAATTTCATTAAGAACGACGGAACAAAGCCGGGAGATGCCGTCGTGCTGAATTCGGATACCGGCCTGATCGGACGCCCGATCCAGACTATGAACGGGATTATTGCCCGGTGCCTGCTCAATCCGAACCTGCGACCGGGAGGTAAGGTCAAGATCGATCAGGCCAGCGTCACGGAAATGATGGGTAATCTAGTGTGGGGCGGAGAGAACGGCAGCCAAGCCAGCGCCGATCCGCAGACAGATGCGCAGTTCCGCCCGTCTATATCGGCGGATGGCCTTTATAAAATCCTGCAAGTGGGTTGGGTTGGCGATACGCGCGGGCAGCCGTGGTACACCGACATGACCCTTGCGCCGATCAATGGAACGCAGCCCGGAACGCAGCAGGCTCTTGGTTATGCAGGGGGGATTTAAGCATGGATATCCGCGAAAAAATCACAGACCCGGAAGAGCCGCTTCGGGCGATGGTCGATGACATAAAAGCAGGGCTGCATACCGCATTGACCGGCATCGTGACGAAATTCGACCCGGCCAAAATGACGGTCGATGTCCAGCCGTCGATCAAATCGGCGGTGCGGCAGCCTGATGGGACCGTGAAAATGATCCCGTATCCGCTACTGACCGGCGTTCCGGTGAACTTTCCCGGCGGCGGTGGTATGACGATGACATTCCCAATCAAACCCGGCGACGAGGCGATGGTGACATTCGCCAGTCGTTCGACAGATGCATGGTTTCAGTCTGGCGGCGAGCAAAACCCGATGGACGCCCGCACACAGGACTTATCCGACGGTACGGCTCATGTCGGTGTTCGCTCGTCGTCGAAGGTGCCGCAGAACGTCAGTGCTGATTCAACCGAGATACGCACCGACGATGGAAAGACCAAGATTTCCATGAATGGCGGTGGGGGCATTGGGATGGAAACCAATCAGCAGATCGGCATCAAGGCTGCGGGCGGCGTGACGATGGACGGCGGTGCCGGGGCGGCATCCGTCAAGGGAAAGCTGATCGTCGAAGAAGACATTATCGTAAACGGGATCAGCTTTATCAATCACGTTCACGACAAAGTTCAACCCGGCGGCGGTAACTCTGGAAAGCCTGTAAAATGAAGTACCGTAAGCTCGACGCCAACGACGATTACAGCTTCGGCTCCGGCTTGTCGAATTTCCTGATTGACCAGCCCGAAGCCCCGGCGCAGGCCGTGAAAACCCGGCTCATGCTACAACAGGGCGAATGGTTTCTCGACTTGCGCGACGGCACACCGTGGAAAACGAAGGTTCTCGGCAAGTACACGTCCGCCTCGCGCGATCCTGTTCTGCGGCGGCGTATTCTCGGAACGCAGGGCGTCACCGGGATTGCGAGCTATGGCAGCCAGTTTAGCCCGGATACCCGGAAATATGACATGCAGGCCGTGATCGACACGGCCTATGGCTCAACGAAAATTCAAGAGACAATCTGATGGCCGACGCCCCGATCTGCATCATTGACGAGACCGGCATTCATGCCCCGGATTTTCCGACTGTTCTGAACTGGTTGAAAGATCAGTATCGCGGAATTTACGGGCAGGATGTGTATTTGGAAAACGACAGCCAAGACGGCCAGCTTGTCAGTATCTTTGCCCGCGCCATCCACGACTGCAACAGCGCAGCGGTGGCGGTCTATAATGCATTCTCTCCCAACACGGCGCAAGGAACCGGGCTATCGTCTGTGGTCAAGATCAACGGCATCGGTCGCGCCCTACCGTCCTATTCCAGCGTTGATCTGGTCATTATCGGGCAGGCAGGAACGACGATCACGAACGGCTATGCCACGGATATCAACAATGCGCAGTGGAACCTACCTGAGACGGTCGTCATTCCGCCGTCGGGTACTATCACCGTAACGGCAACGGCGGCATCAGTCGGAACCGTGCGGGCGCAGGCCAACACCATTACCGGCATCGGCACACCGACGCGCGGTTGGCAGAGCGTGAACAATTTGGAAGCGGCTACCGATGGCGCCCCGGTCGAAAGTGACGCGGCGCTGCGTAGACGCCAGACCGTATCAACCGCACTGCCGTCCCTGACCGTTCTCGACGGTATCGTGGGTTCCGTCGCCTCGCTCGACGGCGTGACACGGTACAAGGCTTATGAGAACGACACCAGCCTGACCGACGCGAACGGCATTCCATCGCATACTATTTCGCTCGTGGTCGAGGGCGGCGACGCGCAGGCCATTGCCGATGCTGTCATGGCGAAGAAAACTCCGGGTTCCGGCACTTACGGCACCACGAAAATGACTTCGGTTGACGTGTATGGCCTGGCGCATACGATCAGCTTTTTCCGCCCGACCGATGTTCCGATTTCGGTTGCCTTTACGCTGAAAGCCTTTCCCGGATACACCGCGACGATTGAACGGGCGATCAAACAGGCCATTGCCGACTATATCAACGGGCTTGATATCGGTGAAAAGGTCTATGCGATGAGAGTCTACGTCCCGGTCGCGCTCGCCAATGCGGCGGCAGGCGGGAAGTACGAAATCCTGCCGAATACACTCATGATTGCCCGCGATCACGGAACACCAGCGGCAGCGGACATCGCCATAGCATTCAACGAAGCCGCGATGTGCAGCGTTGACGATATCAACATCACGGTAGTGTCATGACGCCGGAAAAATATCTTGACCTGATCCCGAACTGGAACCGGAACAAACCAAAGTTCTCGGCCAATATCCGGGCATTGATAGGTCCGCTGGCGGGGCTGCAAGCCTTTCTTGCCGGGATGCCTCTGTACTTCGATATCGACGACGCCATAGGCGTTCAACTCGACGTCGTCGGGGAATGGGTTGGCCGATCCCGCTACGTCGCCCTGCCACTCGAAAACGTCTGGTTCAGTTTCGACACCGAAGCGCTCGGCTTCGATCAAGGCAACTGGAAAGGGCCGTATGATCTCGACGCCGGTATGTCCCGGCTCGACGATGATCATTATCGTATCCTGCTCAAAGCCAAGATCGCAGCCAATCAATGGGACGGGACACTGCCCGGCGCAAAGGCCGTGTTGGAACCGGTGTTTGGCGGCGCTTCCATCGTGTTCATTCAGGACAACATGGACATGTCTATGATTATCGGTGTTGCCGGGAAAATCCCGTCGGCGGTGTCACTGGCGCTTCTGGCGGGCGGGTATATCCCGCTGAAACCGGAAGGGGTTAGAGTGAACTATCTCGTTGTTTCGGTCGATCAGACGCCGCTCTTCGGCTTCGACGTGCAGAACGATTTCATCGCCGGTTTCGACACCGGCTCATGGGGCATCCCGCCCGCGTAACCGTATCCACATTTCACGTTTCCAAGGCTCGCCTCTGCGGGCCTTTTTTATTGGGGTAAACGATGGCGAACAAAAGTGATCTAAAACTGTTTGCGGGCGGCGGCGGTGCCAACGTGATGACGCAGGCCGAATACGAGGCAATGGCGGCGCTTCCCAACGGATTTTCAAGCGGCGTTGCGCAGGCCCCGCAACTGAACAAGGTATGGCGACAGGCGTCTTTTGTCGCGGCCATGATCGGCCAGTTCACGATGCACAACGCCATTGCCGATGTGCTCGACGACGGCAATGTTGACGGGTTCGAAGCCAAGTTCAAGGCTGCGGTGCAGACTCTTGTCACGGCAGGATTTCCATATGCAACTGCTGCCGAGGTATTGGCGGCTGCGATTGCCGACAAGGTGGTTTCGCCCGCAACCCTCGCTCCGGCAGTACAAGGCGGTTCATGGAACTACGCCGTTGCGGGCGGCACTGCCAACGCTCTCACGGCATCCCTGACGCCAGCGCTTGAGGCGTATACGCCGGGACTGGTCCTGCATATCCTAACCTCCGCCACAAATACCGGCACCGCCACGATTACAATCAATGACCTGCCGCCTGTGGCAATCAAGCGTCTCGGTGGCGCGGCGCTGCAGTCGGGCGACCTGCCC